TTTTACCTTCATGATGCTCTTTTATTTTCGTTCCGAGTTGACCCCCACCTATATTTCTCCTGATTCGTATGTATCGGTTGTCAGGATGTGACGAGTTATTATAGCCATCATCGTCATAATATCCGCCATCACAGGCCCCATGTTTTTTTTGATAGTTGCAAGCCACGCATCGAATCTCATGCACAGCGCAACTTGGACAAATATCGCTGTCGGAAATGGGTTCGAAGATATTTTTTTTAAAAAGTTCCAGCGCATTATCGGGGAAATCCTCTAAATAATAATCAAGGGGAGTATCATAAAGCGGAAGCGGTTGCATTTCCATCAGTATTTCGTTTTTCAAAGCCATGAAATCTATAAAAATTTTCTTGTGAGCAGGTTTTAACATTTTTTATCCTCCATATAGATTAAAAATAAACCCATCTTACCCGAAATAAAAAGACCTGTCAAGATTTTTTTCATGCCCATTTGACATATTACTAATGACTATGATATAAATAGAGCAAATCTATGGACGAAAGGTATTGATATATATGCAATTAAAATCAGGCGACAAATATTTGTCAGTAAACGGACGGGATGAGGTCCGGCAACTTATCCTTAATTGGGAAGTAGATGCCGCCGGTCTGACAATATATAAAGGTGTTGCAGCACCTGGAACGGCTAATGATGCTGCTGGATGGCTAATCGAAAAAATCACTAATCCGGCTTCTCCGGGAGTCGGTACTATTCGCTTGTCTGCGGAAAACCAGGTATGGGACGACCGAGCAAGCCTAACATATACTTAAACAGATTTAAGCGCAGATAAGCGCAAAGGAAAGGGCAAGTAATGCCATACAAAACAAATGAAGAAGGCCATGTTGTGTTGGATGACGGAAAGCCTGTCTTTGTGAAAGAAGATGGGACCGAAACTGCGGTTGATTTTGAAAATCTTGTACAGACTGTGAATAGTACAAACTCAGAGTCAAAAGCAAGGAAAGAAAAGATCAGAGATCTTGAAAAGGCTTATGGTAAGTTCAAAGATTTTGAGGACACGCCTATTGAGGATATCAATAAAGCGCTTGAAATCATGCGCAATCTTGATCAAAAAGAACTTGTAAAAGCCGGTGAGAGGGATGAGGCAATTAGGCAGGCGGTTGAAAATACCGAGTCAAAATATAAGCCTATGATCACAGGATATGAGCAAAAGCTTAATGAGCTAACAAGTGATCTTGAACAAAAGAAAAGCCTTATTGAAAGACAGGTTCTTGCACAAACCCTTTCAAATTCTCCTTATCTTGATAAGGTTTCCAATACTTCACCCGATGTTCGTCAAACGATATTTGCAAACAACTTTAGGATAGAAGAAATAAATGGACAGCTTAAAGCCGTAGCATATAAAGCAGATGGCGAAAAACTGTACAGTCCTTCTAATCCTGCGCAATTATGCGACACAGAGGAAGCCCTTCAGATTTTGTGGAATGCATATCCGCATAAGGATTTGTATTCAAAAATGGGAAACAGTGGAAGTGGTTCTACTGGCAATGCAGGTGGACCTGCAAATCAAACTTTTTCAAGGCTTGAATGGCAACAAAAGCTCGGGAAAGCCACAGTGCCTGAACGAAAAGAAATGGCACAGCAAGTCTTAAACGGACAAGTAAAACTTAAATGATGATAGGAGAAAATAATGGCTAATACACTTACCGACCTGATGGACACACTTATCATGCCGATGGCACTTGACGTGCTTCGAGAAAACCTTGTCATGGCTGAGCTTGTTAATCAGGATTATAAATCTGAAGCAGCGAGTCAGAATCAAACAATTAGGATTCCAAAACCTCAAGCAATGGGTGTTGCTGGCGATTTTGTTGCCGCAACTGGTTCCAGCTCTACTGATTTAGATGATCCATATGTGGACATTACGATGTCTAATTGGAAGTATAAGCAGTGGGAGATGAGCGATAAAGAAGCATTCGACGCTGTGTCTTCTGGAATTCTTCCAAGTGCAGCCTCTGCTGCTGTCAAATCAATTGCTAATGCTGTGGATCTGTCTTTGCTGAACCTATATACTGAAATATACAACTATTACGGGACTCCAGGGACAACTCCAGATGAATCCAGTGATATCATTGGTGTAGGCAAAATCCTGAACGACAATCTTTGCCCTCCGGATCAGCGTAGGCTTGTTCTTGACACAGCCGCTCAGGCAAAGTTTCTCGACATTTACGAAAAAGTTAATGAAACCGGTACGAATGCCGCTCTCGTGGATGCATCTTTGGGTCGTAAGTTCGGCTTTGATACTTACATGGATCAGTTGGTTCCAACTCATACAAAGGGAACTCTTGCAGCTGCAACTGCTATTGCTGCAAAAGCTATCTATGCCATTGGGGATACTGCTATCACTCTTGATGATTCTGGTGGTGGCGCATTGACTGGTACTCTTGTGAAGGGTGATAGGCTTACCTTCGCAGGTGATACTACTATCTATACTGTTACTGCCGCTGCTACCGCTGCCGCAAATGAGATTGATATCGTTATCTCTCCTGCATTGGTTGCTGCCACTGCGGATGGTACAGTTGCAACTATTAAAGATGCTTGGGTGCCTAACTTAGCTTTCCATCGGGATGCGATGGTACTGGCAATGCGACCTTTGCAGAATGCCGAAACCGTTGTAAACAGTAATTCGGTTATCTCTGTACAGACTGATCCTGTTAGCGGTATTCCGCTTCGGCTTGAGACTTGGCGTGATCCTAAGTACTCGACTCAGTACTGGAAATTTGATGTGCTGTATGGCGTCAAGCTTGTAAGGCCGGAACTTGCTGCGATTCTGTTTGGATAAAATCTTATCCCTCGGTCTTAATCGGCCGGGGGATTAAAGCATAGGAGAAAAAAAAGATGGTAACACTTTATGGAGTTAACAGCCGAGGTCAGGTTTTTAAGAGCTTTGTCAATCCAGATGAGGTTGATTTTTATATCAAAGAAAAAGGATTGATGACTACAGAACCAGAACCTAAAGCGGAAGAAAAACCGATTGAAAAGCCTGTTGAAGTCAAGAAACCTGGTAGGCCGAAAAAGGAAGATAAGGACGAGTAAATGCTTTACTCTGATGACTCATATTTGACCGAATTAAGGTCACCGATCATGTCTTATGGTGTAACCAATTGGATAGATCAACATAGGCAAGCCGCTCGTAGGTTTGAAACTGACTTGAATGTCAGATGGTATCGGTTTACCGCTCAATTATATGGGTACGATCCGGCTGAAACTCTCTTTGATGGATCGAAACTATTGCAAGGGTACGATTATGTCGGAACAAGTACAGTTTCAGTTAGTGTTGGTGATATTGTTGTTGTGGATATTGGTCATACAAGTGGCGGTTTAGTCGGTAATTATTATGAGTCAATAAGTGTTTCAGGGTCTACTGACTTGGATGCTGAAGATTTCACAGGTGCTGGATGGACGGACGTTACATCTGATAGGGTTAAGTTTCGTGATGCTGTATCTTATTATTCACTCTTCCTTATTTATAGGTTTCTAGCAAACAAAGAGCGAGAAGACGACTATGCGGATCAAAGAGAATATTGGATGATAAGGTATCAGGACGAAATGGATATAATCCTTTCAGACGATATAGGATACGACTTTGACGGTGATGGAGTTATTGATTCGACCGAAAAGAAATCAGCTCGTTATAGGATAAAACGTGTTTGAAATAAAGATAGAAGACAAGGAAGTAACAAAGTTTTTTCAAGACGTTCTTGATGGTTTTGAGGACGATAATATGAGTCGAATCTTAGAAGAAGCGGCTTCATATGTTGATTACAAAATCCTTGAAAGAACTTCAAAAGGAATTGATGTAGACTCTAAACCCTTTAAGCCTTATGCGCCTATGACAGTGCGTTTAAGGAGTGAAGCCGGTTTACCTACCGACGTTCCTGACTTGTTTTTTACCGGTCAAATGCTTAACGCTATGACACATGATAGCTCACCTGAAGAAGGTAGGGTATTTTTTATGGGCGGCATAGGCAGTAATTCTCCTACTAATAAAATGTTGAAAAACAATCCTATACGGCCATTCTTTGGAGTATCCGAAGATGATATCCTGTTTGTTCAAGACCTTGTTGAAGACGAGGTTGATAAAATCATAAAAGGATAGATATGGGTAGAGAAGCTATACTTACTGAAATTGCGCACAAGATAGGAATACTTGACGATATAACAACTACGACAAGAAAGCCTATTACTACTGCTAAGGAATTGAACGAAATAGCGCATCCGCAATTTCCGGTTGTTAATGTAATCGGTGGACTCCCCGGACCATCAGGGGGTAGGCCTATTGAATTGGCAGAGGAAAGCTATGATAGTGCTATTCGCAGCGAAATGAGCGTGTTTATCAGAGTATTCGGATATAATAAAGTGAATCCGGATACTGAAATAAGTACTCTATTTAATCTGATTTATCAAAACCTATATTACGATCCAACCCTTAAAGGGTATGATTATACTGATAAAAACGTGGATGCGGTTGTAGACACTGACGTAGTTATCTATAGGACTGAAACTGAGTTAGCCGGTGATGACACCAATTTTCAGTTGATGAAATCGCTTACTGATCTTGGGTTGGTTAATGATTTAACTACATTGGATTATGATAACCCTGCATTGTTTACCGATGTAACGGACATAACCACATCAAAAGCATACTCTACGAGCGTTCAGCCGAGCGCAATAACTGAGTACAGAGACCCATACTTTATATTCACGATTATAATGAATGTGGCTTATAACCACAAATCATATTCAATTTAACAAAAAGGAGCTATAAATATGGCTACTTCTGCCGATGCGATGGTGAAGATTGAGACTTCCAATATCGCATATACAAATCAGGCAATGGTCGACTCTGGGGATCATACGATTTTCAAAGTTACCGGTGTCGATGTTTATTCAGGTGATCCTGACATTGATGTGAAACCGGATGGCATTCTTTCGGGTATCAATCTCATGTCTCCTGAAAGCGGTGCAACTAATAATGAAGTTGAATGGCCGGCGTTTACAGCACAGATTAGCGGCGTTTCTGTTAGTGTTTCAGCCGGATCTATTGCTATTACAAGGCCTGCAACTGCGGTTGCAAAGGTATGTAGTATTATTGTTGATGGGACCGGAACCGTAGCAGTTGAGGCAGGCACGGACGGTGCTACCACTACATTTAGTGAGGTACGTGGAGCTGCCGGAGGCCCGCCTTTGATTCAAGTTGCGGATATCGAACTTGCACAGGTTAGGGTTACAAGTGATGTAGCAGCTGTAATTACTGCTGCCGAAATCTTTCAGAACCCCGGCCAGCATAGCGAGTATGTAACTTTTCCGCCTATCAAAGAAAAACGACACGTAGGGAAAGGTGATGTTCATGCATCTGTAAGCGCTGAAAAGACTGCATACGTTGAGTTTGCAAGTGCATTGCCATTAACTCATGTTGGAGCAATTCCCAAGGGAGTTTTTATCGACTATGCGACTCCTAATATGACGGAAATTCCTCGATGTTTAGATTATACGCCTTCAGAAGTAAGTCACGGAGTTAACAGCACAACTTACTATGGTGGGACTGATGCATCTACTACTCGGTCTCTTGGTCAAGGTGGATTCACTGTCAGGACTGACGATAATATTCGGGACTTTATTATTGGTCGTAAGGATGATCCTACAGTTATTGAATTTTATCCTGATCGTAATAAAGTGCCGTTTCAACGCACTATGGCTACACTTGGTATGGCTCGGACATTCCCTGCCGAAGACCAGAATCAGTGTGTTGTCACTATGACAAGCTTAAACGAAACATCCGACTTTACGTCATAATCTAATGGCGCCTGAAATATGGCGTCATTTTTATAGGAGAATAAAAAAATGGCATTTGACACTAAATATCTTGTTCCCGAAGGAACTGAAGCAGGATCTCCTTTAGTAGTTAATGGAGTTCCTATTGTTACTACTCAACCAGAAGGTGATATTATAGAGGATTATGCAACAGCGAGAAGTGAAGGTACTTATCTTCTTTCAGTTCAAGCAATAGATGATTCTGGAAATACAACTGTAAGGCGTGGAGACTACATCTATTATAATAAGAATGACACTCCTGTTCTTAGTTGCAAAAGATCTGGTGAGTATTTCGGTAAGGCTGTTAGCGAAACTGCAACGGACTTAATATCTTACGGCGAAACAGGAACCATATCTGTTGTTGTGGGACAAGATCCTATTATGATTGGGAAGGGTACTTATTGCGAGTTTAAAACCAATCCTGTTTCAGCTGGTGTTGCTGGCGGTGCTGCTACTGGTACTGCAGGGGATGTCAATGTAATAAATATCGATGGTGATACATTTGAGTATTGCATGCTCGGTACTCAAACAATCCTTGCGCCTGAAATTACGGCAGCAGGATTGAACTGGAGTCTTGATCAAACTGAAGATGACGGGGTTATTGTTACTCGTGGTATCACTGCAAGGAATCCTGAATCCTTTGTTGTAGGTACCGACAAAGCTTTTTTTGCTAAGTTCAGGGCGACCATTGCGAATGTTTCTGGAACCGATGATTTTGCATTCGGATTTGTAAAGGCGACTGCTTATCCTGCGAATTTTGATGACTTTACGGATGCTGCTGTATTAAATGTAATTTCTGGAGCAATATATACAGAGACTATACTCAACAATGCCGCCACGACATCTACGGACACTACGGACACATGGGCTGATGGTGAAAAGCACGAACTTGAGGTAAGAGTGGATGCTAACGGTGTGGTCAGTTTCTTGATAGATGGGGTTGCACCGACGGTTACTCAGTCTTTCACGTTTGACGATGGCGATCGTGTGTTTCCTTGCTTCTTTTTTCTTCATGCTGCTGCACCTGTTGCCGGTGCTATTCCTTGTGGAAAGTGGCATACAGGATATCAAAAAGATTAGTTATATTGGCCCCTGCCATTCGGTAGGGGCCTTTTTTTTGCTTAGTCAAAACCTCCCATTTGCATTCCACAAGTAGAATATGTTATAATCTCATTTATTTAATCATTCATTCAACATAGGAATAAACATGTTTGAGCTTAACGAGTCAAAACTTAGATCAATGACAATCAGAAACGAGGCTGTAGAGGACTTGAGTGATGGTATTATGAAAATGATAACCGGAACTGAACCCAAGACAGTTACAAAGACAGTTGATGGTAAAGAAGCAACTCATGAGGTAAAGCCCGAATGGATAGTCAAAAACATGTCGGCAGATGAGTTACAAAAAGCTGTTGATGATGCTTCAATGTCTTTGGCATTGCTCAAAGAAAACTTACCTAAAGAAAAAAGCGGAAATCCGATAGTTGACTCGCTTATGCTGTTGATTAAGACATGTAATGATCAACAAAAAAAGCTGTCGCATGAAACTCTCTACAGGATTAATATTCTCAAGTATGGGTCTGTCTCTCCTATTGTAAGTCACACAAATGCTGTTCTTGTGGCAACTCATTTTGGGTTAGATTTTAAAAAAATTACTGATAAAATCTTATTGCTGTCACAGATGGGGTCAAGTTTCCCTATGGGGGAGTAAAAAAAATATATAACTTACCTCGGGTAAAGTCTGCTTGTTTTCTTTGCCATGATATCATTGTTGTACATGGCAAGGTGTTATTTAATGGGATTAAAAGACCTTTACATGAAGCTGTACCTGATATTTTTTATTATGACTATATGACTGATTTAGAAATTGCAGTATGGAACTATCACGCTAAGAAGCTTATGAAAGACAACGATAATGGCTGATACTGAAAAACTAATAAAGATTATATTTGAAGCTGTTGACGATACTACCGCCACTATAGGAAAAATAGGTGGTAGTATAAAAAAGCTTGATAGCGGGATAACTGACATTGCCGAACCCTTTGCAAAAATGGGCGACAGCATACTTACAGTTGATAAGTATCTTGCGGCATTGGCGGTTGGTGGCATGGCTTATTCCACAGCAAAAGCCATAGACCTGGAATCTGCAGTAGTTGGTCTTGACAAAGTTCTTTCGGATCAGGAGAAAAGTTCGCTTCCAGACTTGGTAAGTAGGATGGGTGAGTTTGGAGATGCTTTTGGATTTACCGCTGCCGAAGCTGTTGCTTCAGCCGGGGAATTTAGGAAAGCAAGCTTTGAACTTGAGGACGCTGCTCATCTGGCTGAATTATCGGCAAAATTAGTAGTTGGCGCCGGTGAGGCTAACTTCAGGATGGGTGAATCGACAGCCACACTTACCGCACTTCTTAAAGGTTTCAAGGTTGAGCAAGAAGATATTGTAGTCACATCAACACATATGGCCGATGTGCTTAACAAATTAGCTGATGAGTATGCAACTACCGTCGGTGAATTGTCTAATGGTTTGACGATCCTTGCGCCTATTGCAGACGGCTTGGGATACTCTTTTGATGAAATGGCCGGGTTAATGATTCCGGTTGTTGAAATTTTTGGTAGCGGTGCTGAATCCGCTAATGGATTAAAAACATCTTTACTATCATTGGCTGACCCTACAAAAGAGGTCAGATCTGCACTTGAAGCCTATGGAATAGCGCTTGAAGATGCAAATGGAGAACAAAAAAATGTAAAACAAATTCTGAACGATTTGCTTCCTGTTTACCAGGGTCTTGACAAGGCACAGCAAACTCAACTCGCGTCAATGATCGCAGGTAAAGATCAGGCTGCAAAGTTTACAGCTTTGTTAAATGGTATGGATACAGCCTTAAAAGCTACCACAATATCAGCAACTGAGGCAGGCGGATCTCTTGAAAAAGAAGTGGCAAGAGGTCTTGCAACTGCTGAAGTCCAAGTAAAAAGGTTTACCGCTTCTTTTGTTAATCTTGCGGCTGCTATAGGTTCAAAATTTCTTGATTCAACAACTGGCATTATAAAAGGTGCAACTGATATTCAAATTGCACTTAGAAAAATAGTTGAAGGCGATGGTTTTAAAGCTGTTTTTGATTTTGTAAACGAGTCAGGAAAAGAACTTGAGGCCTTGCTTTCAGATATTGCTGAAAACTTACCAGAAGCTTTTGATGGAATAGATTTCTCAGGTATTTTAGAATCGTTCAGCGAGTTAAAAGACAATATTTTATCAACGTTTGATCTTGATTTATCAACAACTGAAGGATTAACACAAGCAATTCAAACGGTCGTAAATGTAATCGATCTTTTAATAAAAACAAGCAGTGGAATATATGATGCTTTCAAGCCTTATATTCAAGGCGTGCTTGATGCTGCTAACAATACTGATAAATTAAACGAAAACAATGCAAGAGCTGTAGGTGAGTTATTAGGTATTGCCAAAGCCATAACAAGTCTTGGAGGTATTCTCGGATCGTTTGTCACCGTAATGCTTAAGGCTGGTAATGATATTGAGTCTACTTTCAACGTCGTATCTAATGCCATAAAAACGATAGTAAACGGAATACAAGCTCAGTTTGATTTTGTTGTAGGTATTTTAATATTTATTGTTCAGAAGTTTGCTAATGCAGCCAACACTATAGCTCAACTATCGCCTTTTGAAGGATTTCAAAAAAGTACAGAAGAATTTAAAAAATCAATTGACGAATTGTCAGCAGCAAACATCTATTCATTAAAACAAAACATTACTGAAACCATAGACAGTGCAAGTAAAACGATAGACTCTTTTGGGGCAAAGGTAAAGGAAACAAAAAAAGAAATAGAAAAGCCTGTAAAGATTGGTTTTGACTTTAGCGGAGATGAAGCAGAAAGGAAAAACAAAGAATGGCTTGAAAAAATTGAAGGTTTCAGAAAAGAACTTGAAGACAAGCCGTTAAAAGTAAACACTGAAATTGAAACTAAAGACCTATCAACTCAAATTGAAGATATTGACAGTAAAATAAGTGATCTGACAGGCAAGAAAAATGAAATAGATCTACAACTAAAAGAATATAACAGCCAAGGTGCAACTGCTCCAGATGGGCTTGTAAAAGAGGTGATCGCTCTTGACGAAAGCATAAAAAGTCTAACAGAGCAAAAAAACGTAATACAATTACAACTTGAATCAGAAGAATCTTATGATCAAGTAAAAGCAGTAAAAGACGAGATTGATTCTATAACAGAAGAAGAACGGATTGTCAGACTTCAAACTGATGTTAATGAAGGTCGTGGTTTAGGTGAGATAGTTGATGAGTTAACAAGACTCGAAGACGGATCGTATAAAATCGAACTAAAGTCAGAGCTTCAGGGTATAGATGATGTAGAAAAAAAGATTGATGAAGTAACAAAAGATAAAAAGTTTCTTCTGCAAGTAGAAACAAAGCAAATGGAGGAAGAAACAAAGCGGATCGTTAAACAGATTGAAACTTCATCAAAAACTATTCAAAAACAACTTGAATATAAGTTTAAGCTGGATGTAAAACAAGCTGAAATAAACCTTGAGAAGATCACTAAAGCTTACGACTCTACAAAAGGAATTATAGAATCGGTAACAAAAGCTAATAGTGATTTGTTTGCTTCATTTTCGACTGAGTTTGATCAGCAAACTTTATGGCAGTTCCAAGATCAATTAGAGCAAAACTTAGAAATACAAAGAGAGCAGGCTGATCAGCAGATATTATTGAATGAACAACTGATAAGAGAACTTGAGTTAAAAAATCAGCTTCGTGAAAAGTTCTTGAACAGTGATGAAGCAATCCTTAAAATGACTGTTGATAAAGGGCTTGAGCCTGATCTTGAAGCGCTATTAAGAGCCTTGATACCAAGGCTTCAACTATGGGGCACAGAAAACGATATATCTTTAATAATTGAGGCGTCATAATGTTAATAACTCTCATGCCGGACGATACAAGCTCAACACCGTTAATGCGCAATGGATCTTTATTGTTTCCTCATGCAAATAAACGGCTTTCTCGGGCAAAGCTTGTAAACGGAGACACCTACTTTCATAACAGTGGTTATACTCACAAAGACAGGACGGCTACGATATCACTTGACTTGTTATCTATTGATGATGAAGTATTATTAAATGGTTGGATGGAAGATAATACAGATATAGTTTTTAGTGATAATGTTGGTTTATATAACAGCACCATATACTCACTTGACATATCTTCTGGGACTGCAAGCCTTGTATTATGGATAAAAGAATCAATTGTAAATAACGAAGATATATATCCGGTACCATCACCTGTTTCATGGAATGATGTGACTTCGGATAGTTTTTGGGAGGGTTACGGTGACGGGTCAGCTTATGTTTTACTGTCATGGGATGGGACATCATGGACAGGTTCAGGCATAAATAGTGCATTAAGATGGTACTCACTTGATCTTGTAGGGAGCGCTGCAAATGGATATGCGTATCCTTGGGGATCATGGGCCGACGGCCTGAAGCCTACAAAATTTAAAATAACATATAGCTATACGTATTCAGTAGGCGATCCACCAAATGCTTTTTATATTGAAACATATCCAGATTATGATAAATTGTTTTACATGTCAGGATTTCCGGTTTCTGGTCAAGAGTACGATTTAGACTGGGACAATCCTTATGAGCCTGGAACTCATTCTGCAATATATGAGTTCTTATGGGACTTCACATGTACTCTTCCAAACTGTTCTAACTCTATGAATATCACTAAAATAGAACTGTATTATTAAAGATAACGTATGAACGAAAAAGTAATAATAGATTGGATAACAAGTCTTGATGTAAAAACTATAGTTATACTCGGATTTATAACTATAAGACTGTTCCCCGATATCAGGCAATATGTTCCCGATCTTTGGGAAGTTGCAGCAGGTAGAAAAAAGCTTTCAGATATTAGGATAAAAACAAGCGAATTGAAACACTTTGAAAAAAAACAGACTTTCGTAGCATCCGAAAAGATATCTGAAACGGATTGCGATGCTTTCTATTTGCGACTAATAAAAAAAATAAATCAGGCAGCAAACAATAACGAGTCAATTACTTTTTCATTTGTGAAAGTCAGGAAAATATCACGAGGCGGACTTAAAGGGTTGCGTCAAATGATTAATGCCGTATCTTTACGGGATGATTGTATAGTAAAGTTAATTTTCCCAAAAGAAACTGATACAGAAGTTTTGAAAGAAATCCATCAGTACGCTTTAGACAGGGCAAAAGACGGGAATAACATGCTTGAAATAAAAGAAGACCAAAGAGGTAATGGAGATCATGATTCCGAAGAGTAAATTTTTTGATATTTTAATATGTGTATTACTGTTATCATACAATAGCTACAATCACGAGCCAAACAAAATATTAAATGGTAACGTCGTTAACATTAATTACGATGGTGAAATATCAGTCAAAACAAAACACGGTATAAAAGACTATTTACTGTATGGACTTGACTATAACAAAGCCAATATTATAGAATATAAAAGATTTCTTGATCCGTTACTTATAGGCTCAAAGGTAACAATAGTTGAAATCAACAAGAAAGCTATATTATTTTGGTATAGCTTTAATATCAACAAACAGATGGTTCAAGACGGATTTATAAAAATTAAGGATTGCGATCTTGACATGTGTGATGGTTGGGTAAAGACAGACAGTATAAAAAAGGACTTTTATGGATCGTTTTAAAAATGAAATAAGAGATATTTCAAAAAGAATTCATAGCGGAGATTACACAGCTATTAAAGACATGGAAACAATGATAGAAAGAGAAAAAGAAAATCTATTTTATCCAAAAAAGAAAAGGAGACTCGGAAATGATTAAGTATTTTATTGGAATGTCAATATTTATTTGTTCACTTTTTATGTATGGTTGCGGATGTTAAAAACAACTTTCACCATATTATTTGAGGGTACCGATATGCCGGTATCCTCTTTTCAGTATAGATCTGATTCAAACGGATCAAGTGGTTCTTGTGTTGTAGAGGGCCTTGATTACAGAGATTTTATATCTGATAATCCTGAAGGTGAGATAGTTCTTACAAAACATGTTGGGTCAACTGATACTGAGATTTTAACTTGCACAATAGGTACAGCCAATATAGCAAAAGGACCGACTGACAGATCAATAAGTATTGATTTTGAAGATATTGTTTTTTCAGGATCAATTCCTGATAGTTTTGCTGTTGATGATTTGACATCAAACGAGCAGTTACAAAGTGGTTACTGGTCATTTCTACTACCGTCAATTGAGCAGGGATATCAAAACGGAATGACGGTTACTTACGATGATGTAGAAAGGTATATTTTATCAGTTGCAGTTAGTTGGAATGCCGATAGTTTTGGATCAGTAACACTCACAGAAGGCGCAAGACCGCCTGACGATGAGAGTGAAGCAGGTGATCCGGGATGGCCTGTATGCACAACTGGACCATTAACTATAGGCTCAATATCGAGCGGATCTTTCAGAACAAATTGCGGATCAGGACTTGATTCTTCTGACACATATATATCACCTGAGGGATATACTTATGATACATATGTTTTTAGGTGTCGATATTTTGAATTATCATCTGAAAGGCAAGTAAAAGTAGAGTTCTCAGCCTTACCTCCAGCGCTTGACACTGATAATATCGCAAGTGGCTTTGAGTTTGATTTGATACAAGGCGTTTATGAGCCATTTGAGAATCCTGCACCTACAATAAATACTACAAGAGGAAATGGCGATTTTATAGCAACTTTACCAGCAGGAATATATACTTGTAGAGTGACTGTGTATGTTAATAGACTGTCAGATCCTTTAGCATGGTTAAACTCAAGATATACTCTTTATGTTCATTATTTGGATTAATATATGGGAAAAGCTATTATCAGAGAAAAAGTAGGTGAAGAAGGATTATATCTTGTAACGCTTGAATATGAAACGAAAACAAGCGATATTAGGTATATAGAAGCCACTATTGACAAGCTTATGGAAGAACTCAAAGCGACACAAGCTGAAATTGAAGCCGATACAGTAGAAGACCAAGAAGAAGATCCGGCAAAAGAAGAAGACCCGGAAGAAGAAGATCCAGATCCAGAAGAAGATGAAGACCCTTCGCCTTCATCAGATCCAGAACCAGGCCCGCCTGAGCCTGAACCTCCACCTGAAGAATCGGGACAAATATCAGGGACAGTGAAAGGATTTATATAATGGCAACAACACCGCTCGAAGGAGTAACGGTAACGGCTTTCCGATGGGAAAATGATACATCAACCTATACAAATCAGGGGAGTGATACTACAGATGCACTCGGAGAATATGAGATATCTGGATTGTGGCAAGGACGATCATATAAGGTCAAGTTTGAAAAAAATGGGTATTTGGCCATATATTATGCCGATACAGGATTTAAGGCAGACCTTGAAACGGGTGGGCCTATTTATATGACCACAGATCTTGAGGTTGACGCAACCTTAAGTCAAGGCGGAACTATATCGGGAACAGTTGAAGGTGAAATACCTTAATGGCATCGGAAAATTCCGGAAAAATTACCTCATTACGTTATCAAATAACACAGCTTGAACAGCGTATAGAGGATATAGAATATTATGAAAATCAAGCAAAGGAGCAAGTGCTTGTATGGTGTGTTGATTTGGGTGATATCACCGTAGGATCTCGTGTAGGCACCATAGAAGTTGACAGAGAAAAACAAGGCTTAAATATTCATCCTGCTTATGAAACGGGTGCTCAGTATGACTCTGAACGAGATGGCGTTTTTCAGTATTTTGGAGTCATGAATCCGTATGCTAAATTGCTTAATGCAATTATTGCTCCTGGAGTTGAGTCGTGGAAGCCTCGTTATCGATATGGAACAATATACGATATCAACAAGTCTGAAGATATCGCAAACGTAAATCTTGAAACATACTCTTCTGAATTTTATCGTGATGTTTTAAATCAAGTTGACAATCTGTATGGTTTAAAAATTGAATACATGGATTGCAATTCTGCGCCGTTTGAAGAAGGTGACGTAGTTGTAGTTGAGTTTGATGATACAAAATGGGGTCAAGGTAAAATAATTGGTTTTAAGTCTAATCCAAAACCTTGCAATGATGAGATTGTTTTTTTCTCACTAGGTGAACTTGGTATATTATGGGATATTAAAACCAATGCTTATGTAGAAGGTTTTACAGGCCCTACAGATTACGCTGATTGCATAGCGTACTTGGCAGATAAGACCGAAACAACCTTGGATAATCAGTACTATGGATTGCCATATACTCGATTATTACGAACTTTTTATACTGATGCTGCATATAATAATTATCATGAAAAATTTACTACATGGGGGTTGACTGCACACGGAGAAAACCCAGGATATTTATATGATAAGCCTGAAATATCATATTCTGTAACTGAAGTTGATGGAGTATTTGAAAGTAGGACAGAATGGGATGAAACTATAACTCCTTGGGGAAGTATTGCACCGGCATATTTACATAACTTTTTTTATACTGAGGGGCCGTTTGGTCCAATATTTCAAGCTGGTGGAGTTAATCTTTACGATTGGTCATCATGGGATTATATGGAAAGTCATTTTGTTTGTCCACTTGATGAAGATGAGTCGTATTATTCATACGGTACAGATGCGGAATATGGAAACGATGCGATAGGGATCGGATATCCTGGCGCTGTAATGAGTGAAATATCAATCGTGCAGGTACTTTTTAATTCCCATGCCTATATCGAAACAATTGATGATGAGGGTGTACTAAGGACAATATATACTTCATCAAGAGAAACAGAGGTATTATGCACTTGTGGTAATTATCCTTGGGAAGTAGATGATAGCGATGAGTCAGACCCACAACTAATGGATATAAACGCTGAGTTTTCTATGGCTGTTTATGATCTTATTGAAGCCTTGCATGCTTTGAGAGGTGTGGAGATTATGTATGATTCTCCTGATTATGAAACAAGTGTATGTTTAGGGCCATCGACAACTAGTGATAACTGTGAAAACAGCCTATGCAACTATTGGTATAGTGTTGTTAATCCTAAAATGGAGTTAAAGATATATAAAAGCTGACCGGTTGCTTTTTCATAGTAAAGTGTGATATATAATATTGAAAAAAACAATAACTTAAAGAGGTTAAAATATGGCCTTTAAACAAGTAATAAATCCATTAACAGGTAAATTCGATTTAGTATCAGATAGCGCTACATCTGCAAATGTTGCTGCTGGATCGGCTGATGGCGATCTTTTAGAATGGGATGTTGCAGGGAATGAATATGTTGTTACAAATGATATCTCTCCTGATTCAGTTACTTTCAATACTGGAGTTACCACTTCTGCTGAAAGGAAGCTTCGATGGGATGCAGATGCTGTAACGCTTGCATTTGGCGTACCTGATGGTGAAATTCAGTTAGGTCAAGAGGTTCACGATTATCTGACTAATCTATCTGGTGGCGATGTGGTTAACGGGGACGTTGTTTCGGCATATGGTGTTTCCGGTAACAGGCAAGCATTTACATTGACTGACGCCACCGATCATGATTTATCTGTAAGCGTGTTAGGTGTTGTTACCGTTCCAACAATAGCAAACAACAACACTGGAAGAATCACTTTCAGAGGTAATGTTAGTGGACTAAACACTGATGCGTTAACAGAGGGGCTTCCAATATATGTCGATCCGGCGAACCCAGGAAAGTGGACCAATGTACGGCCAGTAATGCCGGATCATGCTATATATGTAGGCGTTTGCCTTGTAAAGTCGGCTACGGTAGGTGTTATCAATGCCAACCCACGATACTTAAACAATGCTACAACTGAAGTTACAAAGGAACCAACAGGATTTGATGTTCCTGAAAATGTGGTTGTATCCTATGATTCTACTACTCGTAAAATAACCCTTACCGGTAGTTCGTGGAATGCTTATTATGAAGGTGAGCACGTATCAGCATTGATATCAGGATGGGTAAGTGATGCACACCCAGCAACATTAGATAAAAGATATTTTCTTGTCTATAATGGGTCTGCATTTGTTTGGAAAGAAATAGGAACTGATACTTTTTACTTTTATGATTTACTAATTGCCTATGTTGACCATGGCACAAGCGATAAATTTGGATTGCGAGAATGTCATGGACTTATGCCATGGCAGACACATCATCATTTACACGACTCTATCGGCACCTTCAAGTATAGCGGAGGGATACTTGGCGGTTATACGCTTGACAGTACAACCGCAGCTGATAGGCGACCAACTGTTAGCGAGTCAATTGTATATGATGAGGATTTGAAAAGCACAATTACAGCTTTTACAGCTGCAAATTATACTCAATTTTTCTTATCGTCTGCTGACACTGCAAACTTTACTAAATCGGCGGCTGACATTGTTCCTGTAAGCACAAGTCAACCTTATTGGAATGAGTTTTCAGGTGGGACATGGGGACAAACTCTCATGTCTAACAATTACTATGCGGCCATGTTTGTATTACAAGTCCCTACCACTGCTGACGCTGGATCCCTACCGTACAGAACAATATTCGTGCAAGCACAATCTGAATATTTAACATTGACTGGAGCGCAAGCTGTAACAACCAATGATATAAACCTTGGTGAGCTAACTACACTTGCACCTGAAAGCGTTTTTATTGCAAAGATAATTATTAGGTATACTGGTGGAGATTGGAAACTGATCCAAGTAGATGCTATCACAGGAAATAGGCAATCACAAGCCACAAGCCCAACCGGATCATATCTTGCAAGTGTTTCTACCGATGATACCTTAACTGGGTCTGGTACTGTGTCAGATCCTTTATCAGTAGCTGTTACAGCAGTCGTAAAGTCTTCAACTCAAACATTGACATCTGCTGAGGTCACAAACACTCTCGTAAACAATTATGGACAGACAGTCGCTAACACATTGACTTTACCTACGGCCGGTGCTGGTATGAACTTTATATGCACTGTAGGCACATCAGGGGCCGGAGCACTTAATATCAAAGCAGGTCCGAGTGATAAAATATATCTTGATGGGACTGCATTGGATGATGGTGACAAGGTTAATAACGCTACTCCGGCAGTGGGAGACGCTATAACTTTTTTATCATTTCAGACAGGTGCAAGTACTTATGACTGGATTGCAAGAACGTCAATAGGAACATGGATTGATGGTGGTGCCTAATGATAGCTATTAATGGTTTATTAGGATATTATTATGGAGTAACTAAAGCCGAGGTTGATGCTCTCATTGCTTTTTATAATGCGACTGGAGGTGATAGTTGGACAAATAATAGCGGGTGGATAACAAATCCTAATGTTGCTGACTGGCATGGATTGGTATTAACCGGTGGTCATGTTACTCGACTTGATTTAGATAGTAATAATTTGTCTGGAACAGTTAGTGATACGATAGAAGACTTAGAATGGTTGACAGTTATTGATCTTCATGCAAATTCACTTACAGGAACAATAAGCTTATTGAACAAGTCAACTATAACAGGCTTTTATATTTATAATAATTCACTAACATCAATCGACTTGACTAAAATCGTAAATGCAACGGCTATTTGGTGCAATCTCAATTCAATAACGGCTTTCGATGCTTCGGACAATACGAAAGTCGATGTTTTATATCTGCAAGACAATGGATTGACAGAATCGGCGGTTGATGCTGTCCTTGCCGGGATATATTCAAGCCGTTTGAGCTATACCGACACAAATCCTGTACTTAATATAGGCGGAACCAATGCCGCACCGTCTGCAACAGGATTGGGGTATATTGAGGACCTTGTCTATGATCCTGACGGTGATGGTCACAATAAGTGGACGATCACATATACTTCACCTGCGTATACAAATGTCACACAGGCTGAAGTTGATGCTTTGATAGATTTTTATTATGCAACTGATGGACCAAATTGGGCTACAAATACAAACTGGGTCACCGCTCTTGATGTGAGCACTTGGTACGGATTAACTTGTTCCGGCGGTCATGTGACAGAGATAAGTCTTATAGGTAACGACTTGGCAGGTGCAGCCGGATCGACATTAGACGGCCTTGATTGGCTGACAAAATTATTTGTTTATGGTAATAATATAACGTCACTGGATGTTACAAATTTAACAGCGATGCTCAATTTGCATATTGGCAACAATGCTAATATCACGTTTTCCGGGTTGTCTTCCCTTACAAACTTACTTCAGTTTTGGTGTTATTCTTGTGACTTTACGAGCCTTGACACGTCAAGCAATACAAAAATGATCGGTTTGTATGCATATGATAACTCTTTCCCGGATATCGATCTTTCATCAAATGTCAAGTTGAGAACAACAACACTCTATGACAATGCATGGACACAGACTGAAGTAGACGATTTTATTGACTATATTTATCAGGCAAGAGCCGATTTCGATTATGCAAGTACAATAGCTTGTGATATTTCGGGAACGAATGCTGCACCCTCCGGAACATATCAGTACGCAGCAACGCCAAGCAGCGGGAAAGAGAAAATTTACGCACTTGAAAATGACGATGATGTTGAAGGTTTTAATCTTTGGTCGTTTACTTACAATTAGGATCTAAGTATGAAATATACTGTTGAGTATGAAAATGGAACAATCAAGGAAATTAAGGTATCAACTGGCGACAGGCTTATTTTACCGCCAAACACAAAAATCATAGAAACGGAAGAACAAGGAGATTAAATTATGGCAGCGATAGTTAAAATTGATAGTTCGGCTACGAAAGCAGCGAGTGAAATCGCTTCAGCTATGCTTATGCTTCGGAATGCAGTCGGAAAGCTTGAAGGATATGAAGGATTGAGGGCGCAGGCGATCGGGGTAAGTGCATCTGAAATGCAAGCTGTATTTGGAATTGAAGACTCTACACAGGCGCAGGCGTTCTCTGACAGGTGGTCTGCTTTCCTGACTGCTTACAATGGTGGGACGATTACCGTCTTCTCTGATTTTGTGGATGCATTAACGATCTAAAGTTTCACACAATTAATGTTCCACATGAAACAATTTGGCGCATCTTTATAGATGCGTCAAATTATCATATATTTTGTGACATGCTTCCATAAATTCCAGGTATCCAAACAATCTCCATTTGCACAATAATCAGCAATAATATCATATTGTTTATCCGCATATAATTGTGCAATCATAGAACCATCAACACCTTTTTTCCCTCCGGGGATACCAAATGATTTCATAAAGAAATCAAGGGTTCCATCTGCGTACTTATCCCATCCAGCTAATATGGCCCGGATATCAAAGTGATTAGAAATCCTGTATCGTTCAAGTCCTATTCGAACAGTGGGTTCAACTTTATATCGGATTGAGTTCATTATTAATGTGGGAAAGTCAAAACTTAATCCGTTGAAAGATATATAATAATTGTATTTTTTTAGAGTATTCCATATATCTTTCAAAAACAATTGCGGATCATCATCGTGTTTTAGGACTATAGCAATTGATTTTTCATTGTCATAAAAACCGGCACATATGATTTTATTATATATCGGTTTTTTAGCCATATCAATAATTTGAATGGCTTTTTTTTCTGCTATTTGAGCAATTTTTTTTTCTGGATCTTTTAGCCGTTTATCTGGCAGCGGATCTTTCATATAGGGAATCAGTCGATTGTCTCCTATTGTTTCGAAATCTACAGCAACTGGTTTCACATTTCCTCCTTGAATACTTCTAATAACAATTTGCAGATAGCCAATGGATCATCTTCTCTCCATTGATTATCTGATAAATATCGCTTGCAAGCATTACAAAATACAATCTCTTCAATGTCTAAAAAAGCATGATATTCGAGACACATTTCATAATACTTGCAATCATATTTCCTGACAGGTTTTATTTCCTCATTTTCATCAATGTCTTCAATTTCCATTTTTCAACCTTAAAAGTTAGGTAAAATAACCCTGATAGGATTGCAAAAAATACCGAGTTCAACTCACTTCCCATTATGAGATTGCCAAAAGAGGCAATCACACAATAAATTGACATCCCATATATTGCTTTCATATATCACCTTTTTCTTGGAATTGCAATAGGTTTTTCCTAATCTAATTGAGCATAATAATGTTATTACTCATATTTCCTCCTGTTCATACCGATTACACTTATCACAACTAAATATCTTATCGCTTGGAGCGTATATATTTAAACACTCCATATATCTTCGGCAATCCGGCTTTCTTTCGGGGACGAACCTTTCGCCTTTTGCAGGGGTTTTACTAAGTTCGTCATCTGAAATAAGCATTTTACCATCAGTTTTTATCTTTCCTTGGGATATCCGTTTCCGGACAGTCCTTTCGGAAAGATTTAGCTCTTTTGCCGCTTGTTTTATTGTATAGTATTTCAATTAATCCTCCTGCGCATAGTAAAAATCAACCAATCTGAAAGGCCATCCTCTTTTTTTTTCTTTTTCTGTTCCATTTCATAACCATATGGAGACAATCCATTAAATTCAGCATCCATAAAAATATTATCCATCATATCTCCTTTTTTGCTTTTCCGAAAAATTCGGTCACGTCCTGAACCGATTCCGAAAAGCATATTATACGATCAGAAACTCTTTGTCAAGAAAAAATTTTACAATTAAAAAGTGTTGATTTTATTGAATATTTTGAAAATCATAAAAAATAATGAAAAAAAATGGAAAACCGGGTTGAAAAAATTTAAAAAATCGTATAGTGTCTGTTTTCAGTTTTAGTGTATGACAGTGTTCAATAAAATATGCTGGGACTCCGATGGATAAGGAGTTCTCTTTTGAACATTAACGATTAAACGAGGGGGGAAATCATGTACAAATGTCAAAGTTGTGATGGAATAGTATCGGAAGCCAAGCTTTGGCGGACCGATTTTCGGAAAGCCGATCTTCGGAGAGCCGATCTTTCGGAAGCCAATCTTTCGGGAGCCAAGCTTCAGGGAGCCAATCTTTGGAATGCCGATCTCCGGAATGCTACTTTACCCAATACAGATAGGTTTTTAAATAATCCATACGGAGTTTGTCATATTCGAGAAAACTCCATCAGAATTGGATGCGAATATCATTCAGTGGAGGCATGGAAAGGTTTTACAGACGAAGAAATTAACAAAATGGATCCTGGAGCCCTCGAATGGTGGAAAGGAAATAAGGAAATAGTTATGTTTATTGCTGAAAATCTGAAAGTCTGAAAAAATGAAATTTGGGAGATAGTTTTTAACAAATAAGGAGGGATTTAAAAAATGGCATTAATTGACATGGTAAAAACGGGTATCGAGAAAAAGCCGATTAAAATTGTATTGCATGGCCCGCCTGGAATCGGCAAGAGCACATTCGGAAGTAAAACACCAAATCCTATCTTTCTTCCTACAGAGGATGGGTTGACCACGATTGACGTACCCCACTTTCCACTTGCAAAAAACTTGCAAGAATTATGGGTATGCATGAAGGAGTTAATTGAAGAAGAACATGAGTATAAAACTTTTGTAGTCGATACTTTGGATTGGCTTGAAAAGCTTATGTGGAAGCATGTCTGCGAAACTCATTCAGTCGATAGTATCGACGAAATAGGATATGGAAAAGGATATCTTTTCGCAACAACTCAATGGAGGCGATTTTATGACGGACTTGAAATGATGCGAAATAAGGGGATTGCAATCGTTTTGCTTGCTCATACTGAAATCAAGCCTTTTTCTCCGCCAAATTCTGATTCCTATGATAGGTGGCAAATCAAACTACACAAGACGGCCGCCGCAATTGCAGAAGAATGGGCCGATGCGGTTCTTTTTGCGAATTTCAAGGTTTATGTAAAGACGAAAAAAGGCAAGAATTCCGGTAAGGCCGTAGGCGGTGAAAGGGTTATTTATACCCAACCGAACCCGGCATACCGAGCAAAAAACCGCTACGGTTTGCCGGATGAAATCCCATTTTCTTTTGAGGATTTGAAAAACGCAATTATTAACGCTCGGTAAGTATTGCAATTTTTCGAAAAGTAATGTATAAGAGGTTTTTACTTAATTTTAACTTGTTAATAGGAGAAAAAAACATGTTTGATTTGACAGGGTTAGGACTTGATCCGGATGTAAAAGAATCAGGTAGCGGAATGCCTAAATTGGGGAAGCACAAAGCAGTTATTCTTGAAGATGAAATTAAAGATAGCTCAAGTGGTAATGGTAAAGTAATGCACGTTAAATTTCAAATTGTAGCCGGAGAAGATGAAGGCAAGGAGGTATTAGATTTTTGGAATATCCTACATTCAGGGACGGAAACATCAAAAGTAACACAAAAGATAGGTCAAGGTAAGTTGAGAAAAGCATGTAGACTTGCTGGTATTGACTACCCGCCAAAAGACAAAAGGGGATTATATGGTAAACCTATGTATATTCTTTTGATTGAAAATGAATATATTTCAAAAACCACAGGCGACAAAGTCAAGGGAGTTAAAATTGACGATTTCTTTGAAATCAAAAACGCAGCAACAACACAATCAAAAACTGAAACCACGATTGACGTCGGATGGTAAAGGAGGACATATCAATGAAACTAACACCTGAATTCCTTGAAAAAATAATCAGCAAACTCCCCGATAGTGGCGAAACTAAATTTCCAGCCATGACATACGAGCATGGAATCGAAGAGGTTTTGAGTTATCTTTTGGATGAGATTGATTCTGAAGATTTTCATTATAGCATATAAAAAAAACCTTCTCCCCGGTTTTTTGGCCGGGGAGTTCTTTCTTAAAGCAGGAGGTGAAATGCAAATAAAACACGAGCAAAACATCAAGGATAAAATAATGAATTTTCATGATACTATCAGCGATTTAAAACTAATAATTGAAACAGATATCAAGCTTCCTGTTGATTGCGATGTAATTGACATTGTTAACTGCTTCAATCAACTTGAAAACGTAAAGGATATTTTCAATAAAGCAAAAATAGAGCTTGTACATATCATACATATCAATAATATGGTTTCAGAGCACGAAAATGGAAAATGAACAAAATACGGCGAAGGATGACTCAAGAAATTTCGCACTCAGACCGTACCAAATAACAGCATTAAACCGGGTTCATGCCGACTTGCAAACGGAAAAACACGTCCTATTACAAGCAATAATGGGAGCCGGTAAAACTGTCATGGTATGCCGATTGATAAATCGGTATTTTTTTGAGACGGACCGGAACTTTCTGATATTGGCACACAAAGAGGAACTCGTAAAACAGTTTCATAAAACATTTCGAGAAAAAACCGATGTTCCCGATAATGAAATTGGGATTGCTTGTGCGGGTATAAGTAATAAAGTGCAAATCAAAAAGCGGATCGTGATTGCTACTCGGGATACTTTCATAAATCAGCTTTCAAAATACCAATATTGTTCAATGTTAGTAGTTGATGAGTGTCATGCAATAAGCATGGACAAAAAAGAGTCAAGATATTATCAAATCATTTCCGACCTACAATCAAAAAATGAGCAATTGCGAATATTGGGAACCACAGCCACTCCATTTCGTATGGGTCTCGGATTCTGTTATGGAAATCGTAATGCCGGTGAAGTTCTTTTCCCTCGCTTGAATCATTGCATCAAATACGAGGAGTTGAAAGAAAAAGGCTTTTTAATGCCATTAGAAGGACTTGCGGCAAATACAAACGCCTTGCAAAAAGATATCGATGGAGTAAAACGGAACGGTGATTTTGTACTCGAACAGCTTCAAGACGTAATGACAAAGCAAATTCACCTTGAAACAGCGGTTGAAGAAATCCGGGAACATTGCCAAGAGTTCAACCGGATATGCGTTTTTTGTGTAGGTATTGATCACGCAGAGGCATTAAAAGACTTACTCGGGGATGAATGCACAACCGTTCATTCGAAATTGACGCCGATTGAACGTGAAAAGAATATGCGTGATTGGCAGGAAGGCAGGAAACGAATAATCACGTCAATAAATATTCTTGTTGAAGGATTCGACTTTCCACCTCTTGATTGCCTTGTTATGGCTCGTCACACCCTATCACCTGGATTATATTTGCAGGCTGTAGGTAGAGTTATTCGTACTCATCCAAGCAAAAAAAGAGCTTTCCTATTGGATCTGACGGATAATACGGCACGATTCGGAACAGATCTTGACAATATCAAAGTCAAAATACCTAAAAAAGTATCCGCCGAAGCACTAAAAAAGTTCGAAAAAGAATGCCCTGAATGTAACTGTTGGATGCACGTTGCAAGAATTGAGTGTCCCGATTGCGGGTATATTTATCCGCCTACGGAAAGGGAAATTGAGATTGCTACAGAAAGACCGGACTTGCAGTCGGTAAAGTTTGAACCTGAACCGCCGATGGTTTGTGATATATTTGATGTAAAATTCAAAAGGCATAAAAAGAAAGGCAAGCCAGATTCTATGCGGGTTGAATACCATGATGAAAATCCATATCAATCTCTGTTAGCTTCGGAATGGGTATGTCTTGAGCATGGTGGATTTGCATCACAAAAGGCTTCCGAATGGTGGGATAAAATGACAACCGGAGAAGATCCGGTTCCTAAAACGGTAGATGAAGCGCTTGATCGAATAGAAGATGAATTTATATACCCGGAAAAAGTCGTTTTGCAAGTTGATAAAAACGGTTTTGACAAGGTTTTGGATCATATTTTTTATGACGAAGATATTGAAAGGTTAGGTCTGGAACAGGGAAAAGAACCGGAAGTGATAATTGAACCTGATTTTATTATCAATGACGATGTTGACGATATTCCGTTTTAAAACTTTAATTTTTTACAGGAGGGTAAATACATGGAAATATTGGATTTAGAGAAAGTCAAAAAAGGTGAGATTAAAGATCTCCGGGAAGCCAATCTTTGGGGAGCCGATCTTTGGGGAGCCGATCTCCGGAGAGCCGATCTCCGGGGAGCCGATCTTCGGGGAGCCTATCTTTGGAATGCCGATCTTCGGGGAGCCTATCTTTGGAATGCCAATCTTTCGGAAGCATATCTTTCGGAAGCCGATCTCCGGGGAGCCAATCTTTGGAGAGCCAATCTTTGGGGAGCCAAGCTGCGGAATGCCGATCTTCTGGGAGCCAAGCTCCCGGATTATAAGATTTGTCCAGCAGGCGGAAGCTTTTTTGCATGGAAAAAACTGCAAAACAGTATTATTTGCAAACTTAAAATACCAGCATATGCAAGGCGCACATCTTCTCTTGTCGGACGTAAATGCCGTGCCGAATTTGCGATTGTGGAATACATGGAAAAAAACGGGAAGTTATTTAAAGGTGTTGCATACTCAAAACATGATGGCACTGAGTATAAAGTTGGAAAAATCATGAAACCGGATCAATATGATCCGGATATCCGTGTCGAATGCTCACACGGAATTCATTTTCTTATATCATATGAAGAGGCTCTAAACTACTAACAGGAGGAGGAATAGAAATGTTGATTGATTATAAACACCTGACACGATGCCCAATAAAAACATATGATCCGGATCAAAAAGCTTTTGTTGGAGATGAATACTGTATAGAATGCTGCCTCAATAACGGTATCTTCCCAAGAACAAAAAAAGTTGATTGTGAATTTATGGACTACGACGAAGGCAGGAAAAAAATGGTCGGCAAAATGTCGGCAAACTATCGAATGGGCAATCTATAGAATGGAGGTCGTAATGTTGATTGATTATGAAACAGAAGAAATAAGAGGTACGAATGTTAGAAAACTTTTGACCAGATGTCCTATTGATGAATATGTCTTGATAGGATGTTTTGAGTGCGATCAGTGCGAGTACAATCAGGGATATATCAATGGCGTAGGCATTAACAAGGTTGACTGCGCATACACTGAACCTTTCGAAATCCTTGAAAGAAAAGTTATTGAATGGGGTGAAATAGTTGGATTAAATAGTGGCAGTTCAATAGAAAAGCAACTCCTAAAAGGAGTGGAAGAAATGGGTGAACTATGTGGTGCTGTCCTGAGGGGAAATCGTAAAAAAATCATTGACGGTTTCGGGGATACACTTGTAACTCTTATTCTTGCACACAACCATTTCCGAAATAAAAGTGAAAAATCTATTGCAAATTGCCTGAAAGTGGCATATGAAGAAATAAAAGATCGAACCGGAAAGATGAAAAACGGAAATTTTGTGAAGGAGGGTGATGATTCTTGAAGGTAATAGTTATTTGATGATGATCGAGCCAAAAAGTTCACAGGAAAGATGGATGTACTTATAACGATATGAAATGTTGAGAGGTGAAGTGATGGGGAATATAAAACAGATAGGAAACACACTACACGTCGAATGGAACAAGTTTGACATAGAAGGATACATGCTTTTCCTACAATCAAAAGGTTTGCCCGAATATAATCTTAAATACTACGAGGATAACGACACATATAAGTTGACATGCCCGTCAAGATTCGCCCATATTTTCGGAATAGAAGAAAGACAGAATATCCGGCAATGGTTGCCAAAAAACAAGTTCTTGTTTGATTATCAGGATTATATTATTTATCAATTCGCATTACCCCTAAAGAGATACGCAATATGGGCAGATACCGGATTGGGAAAAACGATCATGATGCTTGAGCTTGCCCGTCAAGTTGCCCATAAAACTGGTGGTCGTGTTTTACTTATTTCTCCATTAAATATCCTACCTCAAACATTGGATGAAAAACAAAAGTTTTATGGTGATGAATTTGAAATCGAAATGATCCAAGATCGGAAAAGTTTAAAATGGTTTGCAAAATCAGAAGGCCAAGGAATCGGAATTGTAAACCCCGAAAAATTTATCCCGAGAAAAGGCGACGCCGAGACGATATCGGAGTGTCAATTTCTTTCCGGTTGCCTATTGGATGAAGCCTCCATACTTAAAGGAGGCGGTGGAACAATTAAATGGGCATTGATCAAATCTTGTAGAGGTATTGAATACAAATACACATTTACCGCGACCCCTGCACCAAATGACGTTATGGAGTACGCGTCGCAAGGATCATTTCTCGAAAAGCTTCGAAATGAAGGCGAAATCCTATGGACATTTTATACACGAACAAAAGATGGAAAATTCAAGATCAAAGACCATGCTAAGTCTGCTTTTTATCGTTTTATGGCAGGATGGTCTATTTATCTTAGGAATCCTAAAAGATACGGTTTTAAAGATATTTTGAAAGACATTCCTGATCCTATCACAAAGGAATATATCATTCCGATAACTGATGAACAAAAAAAGATGGTGATGGATAAACCCGATAAAACAGGGCAGCTTGCCATGTTTCCGACTTCCGATGAAAAACTTGAAATGATTGACCGAATTAAGTATTCGGAAATTGCAAAGGGCTTTATTTATGAGGGCAAAAATGGAAATAGAAAGTCAATTCCGGTTCCCTCTTTAAAACCTCAATTTGTAGCCGATCTAATCATGATAGATCTTAAAGAAGGTCGTCAGGTACTTACATGGACGATATTTGATGAAGAATCTAAAATCATTTTTGATTTAATTGATCAAAAGGGGTTTACAATCAAGGTTTTAACTGGTAAGGTTCCTAAAGCAAAAAGAATGCCAATCATAGAAGACTTCCGAATTGGAAAGATTGATTGTCTGATTACAAAGGCAAGTCTTTTGGGCTATGGTTTGAATTTTCAAAACTGTACTTCAAATGTGATATCAGGATTTAATGACTCAGAGGAACAGCGGTACCAGTTAGAACGTCGTACGATGAGGTATGGACAAATAAAGGCAGTCAAGTTTCACTATCCCTATATAAAAGAACTTGAAGGCGTTGTTTATGACAATATCAATCAAAAACGTGAAAGAATACAGGCAGAGGTCAGGATTATGGAAAATTATTATATCAAAGCAATGGAGGAATTGAGTAATGGAAGATAGAAGACCAATAGTAGATTTAAGATTTGGTGATTGTGTGCAAGGTTTGGTTGATATTCCTGACGAGTCAATTGACATGACAGTAACAAGCATACCGTTTGGAGCGTTGTTTTCCTATTCACACAAAACAGAGGATATCGGAAACAATATTGACGGAACAGATATGATAGAGGGTCAATTCGCTCTTCATTTTAGGTTTTTTATAGACCAACTTTTTCGAGTTCATAAGCCCGGAACAATAGTCTGTATTCATATCCAACAGCTTTTGAGATGGAAAGTTCAACATGGGTACATGGGAAAACGTGAGTTTCGAGGTGCTGTAGTTTCGATGATGTTGAAACACGGATGGCAAGAACATGGAGAAGTAGCAATACCGAAAAATCCTCGAAATGTAGCAAAGCGCTTACAACTTCATTCTCTGATGTTTGTGACAGGCTACCGAGATGCAAGGTCATTATCCCCGGCCATGAATGATTATGTTTTATTCTTTCGAAAACCGGGTGAAGGGAAAAAGTTATCAGGATTAATTGAAACTGATAAGTGTGTATGGCTGGAAACTATCACGAATCAAGGCGGTGTAAACTCGGAAAGCCTTTTAAAATACGATAGACATCCTATGATTAAATATGATGATAAGCGAAAGATGAAACGAGTTCAGCCTGATTATAAAAACATCCCCTATAATTTCACAGTTGATTATCAACGTGGCATTGTCAAAGAGTTGACAGGTGGCAAGCATATCAATCCCACAGGATGGTTTACAAAAACAGACTGGGTAAAATGGGCGCATGGTGTTTGGGATGATATACTTGAAATAGATGTTTTGGAAGGCTGGAAATGTGCAAAAGAGAACGAAGAAGAAAAACACATATGCGCTCTCCAACTCGAAGTAATTAGAAGGTGTATCAATCTATATTCAGCTCCCGGTGAAAAAATACTTGATCCGTTCATGGGTATAGGATCTTCTGCTTATGTTGCGATTGAGCAATGTCGAGATGTGGTAGGATTTGAATTGAAAGAATCCTACTATGATATATCTCTTCGCAACGTACATAAGGCTTTTGACAAGTTTTATGAAGAAAAAAAAGACGACAAACAATTGACTTTTGATTTCAAATAATATATAAATAAATCATTCATTCAGCGAACCTCCAGGGGATGAACCCGGCATCCCAGCAAACCAAGGATCGATCATTATCGCTGATCTTCCAGCCGTTTTTCTTTCCTTTCTACGGCATTTTACTTTGAAATCGATCTAACCGGGTTTTAAACTTATTATAGGAGGAAATATCATGTCAATGATGAAAAGATTCCATGCTGGCTGCAATGGGTGCGACAAACCAATTTACGTTTGCCCTGACTGCTGTTATTTCGAAGCCGATTGGAATAAACCTGTTTTAGGATTGAAGAGGTTGACCCTGGGTCAGTGACCGGAGGTATTGAAGGTGTCGTTTTTTTGCTGTCAAAAGATACAGATATTAGAGGCAAAACAATTATAAGGAGAGGCTTTTAAATGACAAAAGAAAGCTTAAAAAAAGTGGCTACAATAGCCATGCCGATAGCCATTTTTGACTTTATAAACGTGGAAAAACCTGGCAGGATGAAAAATTTATATACAAAACTGTTAAAGCAATGTGAAAAAAGACTGGCGGAGTTACCGACTTTGGCCAAGTCTGATCATTTAAAAATCAAAGAAAAAATATATGCATTCGGAAAGGCCGCAGGGTGGGAAAAGCAGGAGAAGCGGATTGAAACATACATTGCTTTTTGCTTGTGTTTGTTGGATGAACAAGAAAAGGTAACCGGAATTATTGAAGCTCTGAATGATATTTGTAGTTTTATGGAAAACATCGGAAAGTCTCCACAAGCCTGTATGTGGTCTGGAGCCTTAGCCTTTGAAAAATGGGAAACAGTATGGAGTGATAATGGAAAAACCGATTGATGAATTAAAATTAGGTAAGTATCAATGTAAAAACGAAAGTTTTACTCAGGTTTTTTATATTGTCATTAGTGGATGACCAATATATTTGTAAGATGTGGTCTAATCAAACAAGGTCTTAAAGCCTTTGTGCTATTTTTAAGTAATTCATGAAAAATTAACTTTTTTAGGCGAATAGGAGAATAAGAATGAGAATAACAGTAAATAAAAAAGAGTTTGCAAGTGCACTTTCTAATGCTTTAAAAATTACAAACAGAAAATCAAATCTATCAATTACAGAATGCGTGCTAATTGAAGCTTGTGAAGGAGCAATCAGAATATCAGCTTCTAACTTGGATCAAATGTATCAAAAAGATATTTCAGCTACGGTTGATGAACCATGTAAAGCAGCCTTGGATTGCAAAAACCTATATAATATTGTTACCGAATATCCCGAAAGTGAAATCACAATTAGCGAATCAGGTTCCTATTATAGGATTGGTTCAAAAACAGGTCCGGAATTCAATATTTTAGGAAGTGATCCGAATGATTTCCCCGAAATAGTGATTAAATATGGAGAATCGGTAGAATTTGAGGGTAAAGCCTTTAGTGATATTATTAAAAAAACATGCTTTATTCAAGGTAAGCCGGATGATGGAAGGCCACACATAAAGGGAGTTCTTTTCAATGGTTTTGCTGGCAAACAATTGAGAATCTATTCAACGGATAATAGCATGGTTTCAAGACATATTACTGATAAAGAATTTTCTGGTAAATATATTGTAACAAAAACTGGATTATCATCCATATCGGTAGGTGAAAAAGTAAGTATTTCGTTTTCTGAAAGCACTGCATTTTTTGAAACAAACGGTGCCACTTGGGGGATACGACTTTTAGAGGGTGACTTCCCTGATTGTGATGGTATTTGTGATATTAAAAATCCTGAAATTGAGTTTGATTCTTATGATATTTTTGATTTACTTAAACGAGCAAAAACAATGAATTCTGAAGAGTATAAGTCGATTAACCTTGAGTTCAATAAAGGTAAATTAATTGCGAAAGTAAACAATCCTGATATTGGAGAATTTGTCGAATCTATTGACATGGACCTTGAAAATGATGTAACATTAGCCGTTAATACGAAATTCTTGTATTCAATCATTTGTGCTACAAATGATGACTCAAAGATTCAAATATTTGGAGAAAAAAGACCGGTTATTGTTCGTGATGGATCGTTTGTTTTTGCTATTATGCCTATGAGTTTATAGGAGGTGCAGAAATGATTCCCAATTGGATAATGATGCATTTGAGCTATTCCAATCATACTTGATGCATGGAGTTAGTTGAGTCTGGATGTAAATATCACTTGTTAAGCTGTTCAAAAGAACAGCTTTTTACTTTCTATAAGTTTTAAAGGGTGGTTAAATTCATGGATCAACTCGTTTAAAACAGTTTTTAAAAAATCCATATATAGAGGTAAATAAATGACCCACCTATTTCAAAAACCGAATTGTAAGGTATCATGAACGTATTAAGCTTGTTTGATGGTATGTCATGCGGTCAGATTGCACTCAACCGTATAGGATTGAAATATGACAACTATTTTGCAAGTGAGATTGATAAATATGCCATAAAAGTAACTCAAAAAAACTATCCCAAAACAATCCAAATAGGTGATATTTGTGATATAAGCGGAAAAGATTTGCCTGAAATAGACTTGATAATGGGTGGAAGCCCTTGCCAAGGATTTTCTTTTGCCGGAAAACAACTCGCTTTTAATGATCCACGAAGTAAACTTTTTTTCGAGTTTGTAAGGCTATTAAAAGAAGTAAAACCAAAATATTTCTTACTTGAAAATGTCCGGATGAAAAAAAGCTCTGAACAAGTTATAAATAGAACATTAGGTGAGTTGTATCCTGAACAAGTTAAACAATTTGGACTATTCGACAATGGCGAGTTTGAACCGATCATGATTGATTCCGCACTCGTATCAGCTCAAAGCAGAAAAAGATTGTATTGGACTAATATTCCAGGAATTAAACAGCCGAAAGATAAAGGAATATTGTTAAGAGATATTGTTATACATGGTTTTGTTGATATGGATAAGTCGTATTGTGTCGATGCAAATTATATGAAATCTGGAAATCTTAAATGGTATTTTTCAAAAGGTAGACGACAGATTGTTTTTGAAAAGCCTCATGGTTGGAACAAAGGAGGAATAGCAGAAAGGAAAAAGTTTGCTACTTTAAGGCATTGCACAAAAGATAATTATGCAATTCTTGACGGTATTACATGGCGAAAATTGACTCCTATAGAGTGCGAAAAACTTCAAACAATACCGGAAAACTATTCAAATCATGTTTCAACCACCCAAAGATACAAGCTTTTGGGAAACGGATGGACTATTGACGTGATATCTCATATATTGAAAGGCCTTAAATGAAAAATCTTATTGCTGAGATGACAAACCTCGGTTTAAAAATAACAGAACCGATCCTAAATGGGCAAATTCAAAGAACATCAGTAGTCGGAAAAGCAGGTAACTCTGGGTGGTATGTAGGAATGATGTTATCCGGTAAAGTGTTTGCTACCTATGGCCGATGGGATACTGGGGACAAAAAAAGATTCGGGGATGATAATCACGAGATATCGGTTGCTGATTCTATAGTAATTCTTGAAATGAACGAAAGAATAGAAGAAGAAAAAATAAAAAAGCACAAAAAAGCTTCCCAAATCGCAAAGAAAATGTATGAAAATGCAAAGGCCGGCGAACATGAATATCTGACAAAAAAACAAGCAAAACATCATAATTCAAGAATATATAACAATATGCTTTTGGTTCCGATTTATGACAGATCTAAGATTGTAAACCTTCAAAGAATATACCCTGATGGATCAAAAAAATTCCTATATGGAGGCCAAGTTATAGGATGTGCTTCAAGGATACCTGGATCTGGAAAGATAGCAGTTTGTGAGGGTTTTTCAACCGGAAGCAGCATTCATCAAGCCACAGGATTCACTGTTCTCATAGCTTTCAATGCTATGAATCTTGTTCATGTAGCAAAGTTGGTCCGGAAAAGAAATCCTAATGATGAGATTATAATTTGTGCTGATAATGATAAGTTTGTTGAAAAACTCGGTTATTGTCCAGGTGAAAGATTCGGAAGGGAAGCAGCGAAAGCCGGTGATGCCGGTTTCGTTATGCCATCCGAAATAGGAAAAGATTTCAATGATATTCACTGCAAATATGGAATAAAGGCGGTAAGATATTACTTCGAAAGTAGACCGGACGGGATCTGTACAATTGAGGATTTTGAGTCAGGATTTTCCATTTCTCTTGATATTCCGGAAAGATTATATAATATTCCCGGTCTTATTTCGGATGGTATGCAAGCGGCAATTGCAGCCGGAGCGCCTGACATAGTGCAATACAATTTTCCTACTGTATTATCTATTATTGCTCGTTCGATTGCTTCAAAATTGAGTTGTCAAGGCGTATGGCCGAATGTCTATAATATCAAGGTAGGCGGGACTTCTACCGGGAAAACTGATGTTGATCAGGTTTTTAAGTTGGCTTTTTCTCGAAGTGGAATAGATAACTTTTATGGTCCCACTGACTTTTCATCCGGTCCCGGGCTACTTCGGGGAATGTCTGATAGTTTTCCTCAGTGTTTAGTCACTCTTGATGAGGTATCTTTTTTGTTTAAACGAACAAAAGATGATACAAACGCAGCTGGAAAAATATCGGCATTATTAGAGCTTTATACATGTAATGGAGCGGATATAAACAAGCCGTACGGAGACAGTAACAAGGTCATAAATATAAAAAATCCATGTCTGATTTTAACCGGCAATTCGACTCCTGATATCTTTGATAATATTCGAATTGAGGATATGACCACAGGATTAATGCAACGATTCGACTTTTGGTGTTATGATGGAAAAATCCCATATAGAACAGTCCCGGAATATAGCAATCCAACATTGACTAAATTTGTTTCAGGATTAGTAAATATATTTCAATCGGTGGCACCGCAAAAAAACCCTCACGACCTGACAGGATTGATATCTAATTATGATTTGACTATATCAAAACAAGTCAAAAAGATGCTCAAGGATTATAGCCACGAGATTATTGATGCGGCAAATGAAATCCGGGATGATGAAGGCGTCAAGGGATTAATCAGCAGGCGGTATTATTTGGCTATAAAGTACGCCATGATTCATATGGCAGCTATCAGGCCGGTAAAGGCAATTTATGATCCGATGCAAGAAGAAAACCTTTTATGGGGGATCGAAGTTGCAAAGCTTCTTTGCGAATGGAAAATAAATACATTAACGAAGCGATTGACAGCCGGGGAATTCCATAAAGATTGTGAAATATTCAAAGATGCTATTGTTGCAGCTATCAGAGCAAAACGAAAGCCTACAATCAAAGCACTTTGCGAGCGGAAGCGCAGGTTGAACGAATTGAAACCTCGGGATATTGGGGATATCGTTTCTACTTTAGCAGGTAGGGGGGAAATTATTGTTGATGAGACAGGGAGAAAAACGGTTTATCATCTTAAAAAAGATTAGTCAATTTTTTCAAGAAAACTTTCGGTAACTTCGAAACATGATAATGCATCAAATTCATTGTCAGAACAATTAATAATAACATGCAAAAACGGACTATTGATTCTTGGTGATAATCCTCGTACAAACACATGCCCCAA